CTTTTGCGCGATGTTGATCCTCATAGAGCCTGAATCGCTTGGCGGCTTTTCTCAAAGCATCCACCAGTTCGTCTATCTCGGCTTGGCGGGCGGTGTGCATGGTGAGGGCGGCTTTGACACCGACCCTGTGATCATAATGCCCGCCGCGAATACCGGCCTGATCTGTGTTTTCTCCATACGCCAGACAGGCACACTCTCTCGCATGTTCAATCGGTGTCATCGGTTCCTCCATTGTTTGATTGCGCGCCGAATGCGCCAGCGGTCTAGGGCGTTTGGGTGGACTGATATACGCCGCCAAGATGCACTCTGATAAAGTGTGGAGCCTTTTGACCATAGCTTTCCCCTGTTGTGTTCAAGAAAAAGTTCGACTCCACACATTGTGTAAGGTGTCCACATATCTGGTTCATCTCGCAAACTTGCGATAATCTCAGATATGACAGGCGCTGGGCGGAGCAGGTTCATGGTTCAAGTCGCCAGCACTGCCACTCTCCCCATGAATTTTTCCGGGCAACCCGCACAAAGCATTCCCCGAACGCATCACGCAAAACAACTACTGCATGACCGAATAAAAAAGCGTACAATCGTTTCATCGTTTTCTCCTCCTTATAGCCAACAAAAACCAGTCGGCCCAACTTATGTGCCCGCTAGACGACTGCGAGAAAGATGACACCCCTCGGCCTCTGCGGAAGTCAGCACGTTCGATCCCGAGTGTTTGGTTTGGGTTCGCGCGCATCATTCCTTCCAATCCAGATATGCGGCGATTGCCAAACAGGCAAAGCCGAATGACATGACCGCCACAACCAAAGACAAGACCGTAATCGCTATATTTTGGTTTGCATTCATCATCATTCCTTCCAATCCAGATATTCAGCAACCATCGCCCTAGCAGCAGCCTCAACAGCCGCTTCGGATAGCGCGGGGGGAGTGCGGGTGTAGGAAACCCATTCATGCTCCACGTCGCAGCCGCACGGCTCACCGGCTGGGTTGCGATCTTGGCACCACATGCGTTCGGGGTTGCAGATAGGGGACAGCCAAATAGTTTGATGCTCAACCATTCCCTGCCTCCTTCGCTTGCATGATGGCCTCGACGATTGCGAGGGCTTGGGTTGCGGCATTTGCATCATATTGGGGATTATCGTCGCCGGGCAATTCTATTATAGCATCGCCTCGCCCATCTTCATCTGTACCGGATGCAGCGGAATACCCCGGCAACACCTCGCGCAACAGCAACAGCGCCGCGTCTACAAATGCCCCGGCTCCGATCATATGATGAAACGCGCAGCACAGTGCCCTCCACCTCGGGTAACGTATTAGTGCCTCGTCGAACGAGTCCGGAAACCACTCCACAAAAGCCGCTTCAAGCACCGCGCGCTGATCGTCCGCCGTGGCTGTGGCGAGCATCTGGCTTAGGGTTTCGGATGGGGTGGTCATTTTGGGGCCTTGGTCAAGCACGTTAACCATTCTATGGTAATCAGGACGCTTAACATCATACGAATTTTGCCTTCCTTGAATATTCACCCACCCATCGTGTAGTAAGCCGGATAATGAGTCCTGTCGGAGATTGACCAGCGGCTTTCCACACAAACGTCGGCACACAGCCTCCCATTCATAGTCAAGTAGCCCACTTGGGCGCAGAGCGATGGCTTGCTTATCCATCTCAATTCGATCCAGGTAAGGGATGAGGTCAGATTGCAAGAAAAGCCTCTCGCCAATAGCAGGTATCATTTGGCTATCCTCTCATAAAACCGGGTGATTAACTTTTCAATGGCCTCAACTGAACCGGTCTTCGAAATTTCGGTATCCACATCGTTTATATTTCCGTTTCTTGTTGATCCGCAAATTGTAAAGCTAGTCTGTCCGGTTGTGAGCACTTCGAACTCGAAGGTATAACCTCGTAGTTCAAGCTTGAGTGCCATTTCTCCAACCTCGTCGGAAACCTCTTTTTGGACATGGCGCTTAAGCCCATTTGGAAGCACATATTCTGTAAAGTCAATTACCATCATTTTACCGTCCTCAATTCTGGCATAATTGGATTATTGCAAGTCATCTTATCATGGTCGGAAAAAATCCTTTGAATATCTTCTCGCTTTTCCATGATGATCTTGGCAAGTCCCGGTGCGAGGCTATCGCCCTCACCTACCCGGCCTAAAACCGCTGCGATGTCGCTTAGCGTCGCCTCTTCTGGGGTTTTGAAAAACTGCCCTCGGGCGTCAAAAAACCCATTGCCTTTAGTTGCCATGTTGTTTAGTCCTTTAGGAAAATTTCTAAACCTCGACCCCGCGCGATTTTAGCCATTCGGAAATCAGCTCCCCGAGCAGCTTTCCGCGGGCTCCAAAGGGAACTTTCTGTTCAAGCTCCGAATACAGTTCCAAGTCCATTTTCACCTTCAACGACTCTGGGATATAAATCTGCACATGGGTCGAAGCATCAATTAATTTCCGACGTGTCATCAACTTCCTCCTGATGGTAACTTGCGCTTATGTTAAATACACTTTCGTCTTGGAACTTGACCTCACCCCCCGCGAAGGAGTAGTTAAAATCCGCACAACAATCAACGCACATATGAGTGATTGTTTTTTGGATAAGAACTTCCCGAGGCAGATAGGCATCTGGGCGGTTAATCCTCTTCCATCTTATTGCCGACGCTGGGGTTCGGATACTTTGCAGCTTCTGCATGTGTTGAAGAAACATTCTATGCCTCGACCCACAATAGGAGCAATTTTGCTCTGCAAAAAACGCCACGCAAGCAACTGGTTGCCATCTGTAAATTTCAAGTTCTTCTTTTATTCCCGCCACCTCATCTTTTGCCCGTTGGCGAACTTCTGGGCTGTTGCGGAAGTTCGCCGCCCGAGCAATAGCGGATTTTTTTCGGGCTTCGAGCCCGGCCTTTTGTGTGAGCTTGGCAAGCCCCGCATCGAGCTGGGCGAAGAAATCTAAATCACTCATGATAGAAGCTCCTTTAACTCAGCTTTGATCCTGCGGGCATCGGGGCCGCGCCAATAATCTGCGTTGGATAGAAAATACGAGACTATTGATTTTCCAGTATCCGCCCAGAACATATCGGTGATTGAGTCAAGCTCCATCATAGCGTCAAGGTATGGAGCAGCGTGTGGAGAAAGAGTAGGCCAAGAGGCCTTTATCTCTTTGGCTATCTGGAAGATTGGGCGTGGCATTTTTTAGACTCCTTTTAAGAAAAGTTGAAAGGGTTTTAGGGTTGGTCTATTAATTCTAGAAAAGCTACTCCGGGGACCTTCATGGAGATCAGAAGGTTTTCTACGTGAACTAGGAATTTGGAGAAGAAAACATCAGCAGCAGCAGCACTAGGTGCGAAATCTCTAGCATAAGCATAAGCATTAGCATTAGCATAAGCATCAGCAGCATTAGAAGCATAAGCCGCAGCATTAGCATAAGCCGCATTATAGGCATTAGCATAGACATCATCATAGGCATTAGCATAAGCATTAGCATAAGCATTAGCATAAGTAGCCTCAGCATTAGCGGCATCAGCATTAGACTTTCTCAGCGTTTTAGCTCGATTTCTTAGATGCTCTCTAGCTTCCCCAAAAACTTTGACTTTTGGCTTCATACCAAAAACCTCATTAGCTAGGATTACAAAAATATTTTCTATAAAAAACTTATCATCAAACTTAGTATTAGTCCCAAGTTGCAGAACAGAAAGTCGTCTCATACCCCCTGCCCTCGCAGCTTTGGACCTCCAATTTCTATCATTTGCCTGAATTTTGAAGGCCCTGACAACCGGGCTCACACACTTAGGGCTATCCCCATGCGGTAATCCAAGAGCGTGACAAACAGCCGCTTCCACACACATAGCTCCGGGTGATGGTTTCCCCAGTCCCTTGCTCAACCCCGCGTCCACGGTTTTAAGAACTTTTTTGACTAGCTCTTCCGTAAGTATGAAATCTGTCATTTTTTAGACTCCTTAAAATGGGAAAACCCCATTTGAATATTTATACACATTCCCATGGGGATTGCAACCCCTAACACCCTATCAACTTACAAAAAACCCCCGAACAGTTCTAAGACCATTCGGGGGTTTTCCGCCTCTGGGGGAGTCTAAATTACCCCGGAAGTTATGCTGCTTTTTTCGAAGATACTGGAGTATCCAGCACATCCAGTTCGCCAAGCAATGCAGTGGTATCGACCTTGTTAGGAGACTTGGCCGCCTTTTCTGCTTCAAGTCGCTGAATAACCGGACGAAGGCTATTGTCGTTCCTAAGTGCGCTCTTTTCCGCCGCGGTCTTGGGGGAAAGAAAGCCCTTGACCTGTTCGGCAGTTTTGCCGGAAACTTCGACCAAAGCCTTCATCAAGATCGACTGGCCAGAGAACTCACCCGGAGCCCGCTTGGTTGACCACTCGCCGGCGGTAAGCCGGGTGATAAGGTCTTCCATCGAAGCCACGGCGTCGTCAATGTCAGTTTCACCGGCAATGCAATCACCGATCTTCTGCTCCACACCGTGAGCCGCAAACCGCAGCAAAAGTTCCTTGGGAACTGCGAACAAAAGTGTCTTTCCGTTGCGGAAATCAAAGCGGGTTGAGATCGAAGAGTCTTCACCGATTGTGGTGGTTTTGGCCAACTTTTGCTTGGCTGTAAACTGTACAACCGAGCCGTCGGCCATAGTTACGGGAGTTTTAACAGGTGCTTCAGACATTAGAAATAATCCTTTAAAAGATTGAAGTGCAAGGTAGCGGAAGTGCTTCTCACAAATTGATAATGGTTGAACTGGTAGCGAAAGTCAATCTGTTTCAATAGCCGATGGATTGTAATAGATCAGGATGCCGCGCGGTTAGCCATGTGAGCGTATTGTTGCGACAGGATACAATCATGCGCAGGTTTTTCGGATTAATCGTACATCGAAACAAACCAGTGGCCTCAATACTTGTAAGCTTTTCATTATACATCGGGTGTTCTCGGATGCAGAACTTGAACCGAGAAAACTCCCTTTGCCAGAATTTATTATCTTTCTGCAACGGGACTTCGAAGCTCCCGGAAACCCAAGCTTCAATCAAAGCGTTGTGAAAGGATAGTGAAAAGCTTCCCGGCGAAGATTTAATCCAAGGCATTTTTAAGCCTCTCTGGAATAGAATGGGTTTTCCTCTGGCTTGTCGTCGTCAATGGCTTTTTGGACGCCCAAGAGCCTACCTCTCTGCTCAATTTCATGCGGAAGCAGAAGATCATCCTCGGACATCTCAAGATCAACCAAAAACTGTTCAGCCACCGACAATGTAGCTCTGTGCTTTAGTTTTACTTTGAAAGAATCTTTGCCCATCCATAGTGTCCATTTGTCCGCCGCTTCGTTGAGCACCGAGTCGTAAAGCTCCCCGTATCTATAAGGCCTAATTGCTCTATACATAGCCATGCGGAAAGCCACAGCGGCCTGTAACGTCGGGGGCTTGAATTCAAGCTCAAGCCCTTCGGTTTGGGCCTTTCGCCAGAATGCAAGATATATCCTGACTTCTTTTGAAATTGGTTTTGTCATTTTGAAAACTTTCGGGCAAAGGAAAGCTACGGTGGATTTTCGCCACCGTAGCTTTCGAGGTTAGACTTGGCGGAAGTAGGAAGTTGCTTGAACCACTACAACGTCATCTAGGTCAAGGTCCAGACTGTCTGCTACTTCAATAGCCGACTCCATAGAGGGATCGATGCTTATAACCTCTAGCATACCCTCTTTAGCCTTGAAAATTATCACCATGAAGCCCGAAGTAGAACGAGGTTCTGAAGGTGCTTTTTTAACCTCTTCAGCTTCAGCCCCAACTACGGCTCGTTGGGCATTTGCTTCAAGCTCTCCACCTGCCCCAGTTGTAGCTTCCTCGATCTCTGCAACGTCTTTAGTCTCTTTAACAGCCATTTTTCTAGTCCTTTTGCAAAATTGTGGCAATTGTTGGTTTACCCGACCCGATCCTACATGTCAATCTGTAACGAAAGTCCGCTGGCAATCCCAATGGGTTCTTACAATAATATACCCATATCTTATAAAACACCATTGACAACTGATTATTCATTTGACTTCGCGCGCGCACACCCGCGCGCATAGTATAGAATGCCATTTGGAAAGTTTTTATTAATTTTGGTTTATGAAAGGCTTGAAAACTCTCCCAACGTGTCTCCGAAGGTTTTGTGGAGAGCTTTTCAAGCTTTTGGGGGATTTTGGCTTTTCAAGCTTTTGGGGATGACGAGGCGCACTGGTTTCTCTGCCTCGATTAGACTGAAAAATAAATTTCCCGGCCCTATTGACTATAGCGGGCTCCTCGCTATTCTGCCCCTAGCGAACAACGCAATTCTGCCGAGTCGCTGCTACTAATGGAGTCTAAAATGTCTAAATCTGCAAAAATCAACGAAACCCCTGAGACTGTTGAAACTGTTGCGGTTGAAACCCCAAAAAAGGTCCCTACGATTAGCGTAGGGATCGATCAGGGACAAATTTCGTTCAACGTAATCGGGCATGATCCTCTGATACTGGATACAACAATTCTGGACCCTGCCATTACCACCCGCGCGATGTTTCACGGACTGGTCCAAAAGGTATCAGATGCGGCGGCATTAGGCAAAACCGCAACACCTAGTGACAAATATCATGCTATGGTTGCGATTGTTGAACGCCTCCGGTCCGGCGACTGGGCAAAACAACCCGGCGAGCGGAAAACTCCGGTTTCTGGATTGATTTTCCGGGCCTATACTGAGGTTATGCAGACACTGGCAGCGACTGCTGGAAAATCCGTAACGCCGGAAATTCTGCACAATCTGTTTCATGCAAAAACTCTGGCGGAAAAACGCGCGCTGAGAACCAATCCAGATATCCAAAAGGTGCTGAACAGGCTGGAGAGTGAACAGGGACCGCAAACTGTTATCGACACCAGTGCGCTGCTGGCTGAGTTGGATATTTAGGAGGTGACTATTGGGGGTAGGGGCAATCCTACCCCCCTTTTTTTTTTGGAGTTTCCATATGTTCGATATCCCCGCACTCACCCCCTACGAAATAACCATCGCCATGAGTTTCCTGATCATCATCCAACTAGCCGCGATTGCAAAACTGTTATGGGATGAATATTTTTCCGATTGACAGATTTTTGCAAACTCCCTATCAGCAATCCACCGCTATCACGGCTGGTGAGCCGTAATGTGAGGTTTCCACCCCCAGCTACCTGTACCCGGCCATTGTGCCGGGTATTTTTTTCGCCTATTTCCGTTCCTGTTTTGTCCGGGGCGCTGGGCCCTGTTTGGTGATCCTAGGCCATTATCCCCCCTGCCCTAGGCTAATCGCGTCCCCTGCCCTATCCTACCCCCTATTCCCGGTGATCCTGCCCCGATCCCCCTAGACCATTTGCCCTAGACCATTTGCCCTAGCCCCTAGCGCGCGCTGGTCGCGCACTGTACGATCTGTCTATGTATCCCGTCACACCTGTGACTCGGCATTCCCCCCGCTACGAAACCCTCCTGTTCAAAAAAAATTTTTTTGGAAATGACAGCATAGAGGAGCATCTGAATACGACTGGCAACACACCCTGCCCACACCAGCTACGCACATCACCCCGAGCCGCTGGCACAACTGTCACCCGGCACATGGACAGGCCGTCCACTACGCTACCGAGTTGCCGCCTGTCGCCACCTGTACTCTGCCCATCGCCGCCCTCCCTGTCCACGATCCCAGCCAGTTTTTCATCACCCATCTGGTTTGCCCTTGAGCCTGCCACGAACCTGATCCGCTCGGTCGAGGGGGGTGGGTCAAGCCGCTTGGGGGTGGTAGAAGGTAGATGTTTATGGGAACTACCTCTCCCCGTGTGGGGCCTAAATCCTTTTCCCATGGAAAATTCAAAGTAAAAACCCATGGGAATCTGAAGGGATGATGAAATAGGGGCTTGGAAAATCCGCTTGACTGGGATAGGGGACAGGTGGTAGGCGGGTGCTGAAAGGAGATCGAAATGCACTTTGGGGTTCCGCCGGGGCGGTTGAAGGTAGAAGAAGGCGAAGCGCCTGCGGAAGGACCGGAAGCCTCCTCACAGGAAGAGCTTGTGAAAAGGACTCTGTACCCGCCGGATCACGAAAGGTATAAAGGACTCGCAGCGGCGAAAGGCTACGATCAGAGCTATTCGAGAATTGCGAAGGTGAGGTACTCCCACGAAGCCATGATTGATATGATCATCGAAGACCCGTCGATTAGGCAAAACAACCTCGCGGAGATATTCGGAGTAACTGTTGCTTGGGTTTCCCGGATTATAGGCTCAGATGCCTTTCAAGGCGCACTGGCCAAGCGGAGGGAGGATATCACCGACCCTTTTCTATTCGCGACTATCGAGGAACGCTTGAAGGGGCTCGCCATGCACTCGATAGATGTAATCAGCAAGAGGCTTGAGGACTCTCAAAATGTCGATGTGGCGCTGAAGGCAATGGACACAGCTGTGAAGGCTCTTGGGTTTGGCGCGCGAGATCGTGGGCATGTAACTCAGAATAATTTCGTAGTCCAAATGCCGGAAAAGTCCCTGAGTTCCGAAGCTTGGGCCTTGGAGCATAAGGGACAGATGATAGAGCATCAGAGCTTTCAAACCACAGCTCAGAACAATCCTTTGGTGCAGCCGAAAAAAATGCAACTGCGTAGAGAAGGGGCTTCTTAGGTGCTTCAGACTGTTATCTGGTCGCCGCAAGAAGGTCCACAAACTGCACTTTTGCAGTGCCCGATTTTTGAGGTTTTCTATGGAGGCGCTCGGGGTGGCGGCAAAACAGAAAGCTCTATCGGAGACTGGCTCCAGCATTCGTCTCTTTACGCCGAAGAGGCTATTGGGATTTTCGTCCGGCGGAAATTCAAACAACTTGCAGAAGTTATTGCTCGAACAAAGCAGCTTTTCTCGAAACTCGGTGCAAGGTATAACGAACAAAAAGCCGAGTGGCGAATGGCCAATGGGGCGAGATTGAAGTTTGTCTATCTCGAAAGAGACTCCGATGCGGAGGAGTACCAAGGCCATAACTACACTCGGATTTACGTAGAAGAGGTCACGAACTTCCCATCCCCAACCCCGATTGATAAACTCCGCGCAACCCTTCGCAGTGGTGCCGGAGTTCCGGTTGGGATGAGGCTTACAGGCAACCCCGGTGGCCCTGGCCATAACTGGGTAAAGAAGCGCTATATTGATCCGTGCAAAACCGGATACTTGGTTATTAGCGAAGAGTGCAAAATCGAGATTGACGGCGAAGATCGAGTTGTGAAGCTGGAGAGGGTTTTTATCCCATCAAAGCTCGGGGATAATGTCTTACTTCTTCGTAATGATCCGACCTATGTCTTACGTCTGCGGCAATCCGGCTCTGAAGCTTTGGTAAAAGCTTGGCTGGAAGGAAATTGGGACATTGTCGACGGGGCCTTCTTTGATGAAATGAGCGAAGAAGCTCATGTCCGCCCGTCGAAGCTTATAAAATCGGCCACACCCCAGACAATTCGATTTAGAGCCTTTGACTGGGGAAGTGCGAAGCCTTTTTCCGTCGGGTGGTATGCCATTTGTGATGGATTATGGGGAGATTTCCCCAAAGGCGCTCTTTTCAAATACCGCGAATGGTATGGGGCGAAAAGTCCAAATGTTGGCTTAAAAATGACAGCCACCGAGGTGCAGGAAGAACTTCTAAAATGGGAAAAAGATGAACGCATTCGCTATGCTGTTGCTGATCCCTCGATCTTCATTCGCAACGGTGGGCCTTCGATTGCAGAGACCATGGCAAAGTGCCGCTGGCGCAGGGCCGACAATAAACGGCAACCGGGGTGGGAGGCGCTTCGTCAGAGGCTAGTTGGGGAGAGTTTTACCCTAACCACCGGCGAGACCAAACAACTTCCAATGATCTACTTCGGCGACGAATGCGAAGACACAATCCGTACACTGCCCACGCTCCAGCACGATGACAAGAATGTTGAGGACCTTGACACAGAAGGGGAAGACCATGCAGCGGACGAAACTCGCTATGCGGTTATGTCTCGTCCGTGGAAACCCGCCGGGCCTATAGTGCCCGTAAGTTTGCGCTTGCCTCTTCACCCCGCTCAAATGACCTTCAACCAGCTGGTTGAGCGAAACACAAGAAAAAGACGTGCTAAGGAGCTACAAGATGCTTAAACTTCCAGCAGATCGAACACCAGAACAGTCGAAGGCCTTCGCACAAAAATGGCGTTTGAGGATTGAAGACGCTCTTCGCCGAGAGAAGGACTATCGAAAAATTGGAAAAGAATGTGTAGACCTTTACGAGGCCAAGGACCCTAGCTCTGTTCCATTCAACATCTTATATTCGAATACAGAAGTCCTTGGGCCAAGTGTCTACAACGCCCGCCCTATTCCGATTGTTACTCGCCGGTTCAAAGACCCTGATCCCGTCGGAAAGGCCGCAGCGGAGGTCTCAACCCGGTTGCTGAAATTCCTTATCGAAGCCGAGAGCGAAGATTGCGATAACTTCGATGAGTTGACGTTTTCCGCCGTCCTTGACACCCTAGTCACCAACCGTGGATTGACACTCTTCAAGTACGAAGGTAAAGGCGCTTATGCTGAAGCTGTCTACGGGGAGTCTGTTCGATGGGATAAGTTCATCCACGGCTATGCCCGTAGTTGGAAAAAAGTCCCATGGATCGGACTTGAATGGGATATGAGCCGGGAGGAGGTGGAGAAAAACTTCCCAGAAATAGCTCATAAGGTAGATTTCCGAAAACTGGTCCAAGAGCCTTCTGAAGACGATAAAACCTCAGAAACCCGCGAACAGCTTACTGGGGTAAAGCTTGCCAGGGTTTATCAAATCTGGGACAAAACTTCAAAAAAGGTTCTTTTCTTCTGCGATGCTTATCAAGACGGGCCGTTAAAGGAGGTCGATGATCCACTGGAGCTAGCAAACTTTTACCCTGTCCCAAAACCCTTGAACTTCATGCGAAAGATTACAACCCTAACCCCAACACCGCTTTATCAGCAGTATCGTCAACAGGCTCAAGAGTTAAACGACATAACCCGTCGATTGAAAGCAATGATCAAGGCCTTGAAAATTCGAGGATTTTACAACTCAACAGTTGAAGGAATAGAAAAAGTTCTTGAAGCTGAGGATAATACTCTAGTTCCTGTCGAAAATCCCTCCATGCCTGACGGCACTGGGGTGGACAAGATGATCTATTTCATGCCGGTGGATATGCTTGCAAATACTGTGCTTTCGCTGCATCAACAACGAGATCGAGTAAAGCAAGTAATTTACGAGATCACCGGCATCTCAGACATTTTGCGCGGGGCTAGTCAGGCTTCTGAAACTGCAACCGCCCAGCAGCTTAAAAACCAATGGGGCTCTTTGCGGTTAAAAAAGCTTCAAAAAGAGGTTCAAAGATTTTGCCGGGACAGTCTTCGGATTATTCTCGAAATCGCTGTTACGAAATTCGACACAGAAACCATTGCTCAGATGACTGGGTTGCCTTTTCTAACCAAGGAGACGAAAGATGCTATCGAAGCTCAAATCCAAATGGTCCACCAGTCGGCGCAAGACACTGGACAAGCTCCAGAACCAGTTCCAGAGGCGGTTCAAAAGGCCCTTCAACTCCCTACGTGGGATGAAATTCTGGGCCTTTTACGTAATGATAAACTTCGAGGATATAAAGTCGATATCGAAACTAACTCGACAATTGATGCTGAAGCTGCTCAGGACAAACAAGACATAGCTGAATTGCTGAACTCTCTTTCGCAGTTTTTGAACGGAATTGCTCCGTTGATGGAAAAAGGTGTTATGCCTTTTGATGTGGCGAAAGCTATGCTTTTGACCATCTCCCGCCGGTTCACCTTCGGGACAGAGCTGGAGGAGAGCCTCAATCTAATGAAACCCCCAGAGCCGCCTGCGGCTGATCCTAATTTACAAGCTAAACAAGCCTCCGACGCTGCGAAACTTAAAGCCGATGAGGCCAAATCTCTAGCTGACCAACAAAAAGCTTCGCAAGACCAGCAGCTAAGCCGGCAAGAGTTTCAACAGAAAAAAGAACTAATGGTTTTGCAGGGGCAGATTGCGCAAGAAGAACTAGCAATTAAGCAAGCAGAACTTGCCCTACAAAAGGCTGGCTTGGCTATGAAAGCTGAATTACAAAAGCAGACTCATGAACAAAAGCTGGAACTAATGACGGCAAAGGCTGTTCAGGAAAAGTCCGAAACCAAGAAGGAGTCGGTCTAATGCCTCTTTACGACTTTCTTTGTGACACTGGGCATAAGTTTGAATTAATGGTTCCATTAGCCGATTTCGAAGTGCAGCAATTTTGTACTTGCCATGCCCCGGCTTTTCGTATGATATCCGCACCTAGGTTTATGGTGGAAAATGTCGATTACCGTTGCCCGATAACTGAAAAACACATTGGATCGAAGCGAGATCATGAAAACAACCTCTCCGAACACAATTGCCGAGTCCTTGAACCGGGCGAAGCTCAGGCTTCTCGAAAGTACCGCGAGGACAGCGATCGTGCTCTCGACAAGCAGCTCGACAATGCTGTTGATAGGGAATGGGAAGTAATGCCCTCAGCGAAGAAAGAAAAACTTGCGACCGAGTTACTTGCAGGAACTGATCTTGCAGTTGAAAGAAGGATTGTCTAATGCCCGAAGATAAAATTTTAGAAGAAGAAACCGACTTCGACACCGCAACCGCCTTGGCGGATATCTCATCTGACTTGTTCGGGCAGGAAGATGAGGTGGAAAGTGGTGAAGAGGGCGAGCAGGAGTCTCCGGCGAAAGTTGTTGAGACTCCTGCCGCAGTCGAGGAGCCTAATGCGGAAGAGGTTCAAGAGCTTGGAGCACCAAAAACTTGGTCCAAGGAAGCTTTGCAAGAATGGGCAACTCTTCCGGAAAGATCAAAGCAGGAAATCCTGAAAAGAGAAGAGGATATTTTCCGCGGGATTGAAGGCTACAGAGAACGTGCAGAGCTTGGGGATCAGTACAATAAAGTTGTGGAGCCTTTCCGCGCGGCGCTAGAGGCTGAAAACGTCGATCCGGTGGGGCTTTTCCAAAGTTTCGCCTCCAATCATTATATTCTGTCCAGAGGCTCTCCTGCGCAAAAATTGGAGCTGACAGCAAATCTCGTAGAGTCCTATGGAATTGATCCAACTGAACTTTTTGAGCGCACCTCTGGTATTACAAAGGTTGACCCTGCTATCGAAGAGCTTCGGCGACAAAATGCCGAACTAACTTCTCGCATCGATACCCGCGAACGCAGTGAGCAAACTGCTCAGTTTTCCAGTATTCAGCGGGAAGTTGAGGCTTTCGCCTCTGACCCTAAGAATACTTATTATTCCGAAGTTGCCAACGACATTGCGCAGCTTCTGAACGCCGGGGTGGCTATAACACTCCAAGATGCCTATGAAAAAGCCGTCTACGCTAACCCAGTTACGAGACAGAAAGAGATTGACCGACTGACATCGGAAAAGCTCACTGCCAACTCCGCTGCGGAGAAAGCTCGCGTAGATAAAGTCGCTAAACTCACAGGCGCAAATGTAACTTCTATTCCGAAAAACAGAGATGCTGCGATCGCTGTTGGTTCGCTAGATGATACGCTCAACGAAACGCTTGCGAAAATCCGTTCGCAGGCTTAATTTATTGAAAGGTTTACCTAATGGCAACTCCATCGCAAACCTTCACAGAGCTTGTCGCGACCACATGGCGCAATCATGCAAAAGATGTGAAGGATAACCTAAGCAAGAATAACGCTTTTTACCGTTGGTTGGTAAAGGGTGGAAATACACGAATGGAAACCGGCGGACTTACGATCACAACACCTCTTGACTATAACGCAAATGGCACGTATCAGAGATACTCTGGCTACGATGTTCTGAACGTTCAGCAAAGCGACGTTATTACCGCTTCGGAGTACCAGTGGAGGCAGATTGCTCTGAACATTGTTTCAAGTGGTTTGGAACTCCGAATTAACAACAGCGATAATAAGATTGTAAGTCTTGCAAAGTCTCGCATTAAAAACGCAATGCGGACCTTTAAGAACAACTTCTCGTTTGACCTTTATGGCGACGGCACCTTGCCCAACCAGATTGGTGGCTTGCAGGCTTTGGTGTCGGATGCCGGTCTTGGGACCGTTGGCGGTATCGACTCCGCTGCTTGGCCCTTTTGGCAGTCATCGGTGCAGTCAGCTGCCGCTCCTATTGGAGGTGGTGGTGCGGTTGTCCCTTCGGCTACTACAATCGAGAACTTGATGCTGGGTCTGTGGAACAACCAAGTCCGCGGAGATGACCAACCGGATATCATCATTGCTTCAAATGATTACATGCAGTTTTATGAAGCATCACAGGTAGCCCTTAAGCGCTATACTACATCGGACGAAGTTTCCGGCGGGTTTACTTCATTGAAATATAAGTCAGCTGATGTGATCTATGATGGGGGTTCTGGTATTCCAAACTCACACATGTATTACCTCATGACAGATTATTTCGAACTTGTAGCTCATAAAGATGCTAATCTGAGTGTCCAAGACGACATGAAACCTCATAACCAAGACGCTACGGTTATTCCGGTTTTGTGGATGGGGAACTTGTGTTGTTCTAATCGCCGGCTTCAGGGGGTTTTGAAGGCTTAAACCCAATGGGTTTATTCTTTTATTATCCCATGTAATATAGAAAGGAATAAAAAATGCCTTACGCAAATATTGAAAGTCTTGTAGGGAACCAACCGATTGCGACTTTTGGGCTCCCAGATGCTGTAAGTCGTCAGCAGCCGGGTATGTTAATAACCGCTGCTGACCCTTATTGGGGCACTGGGGAGTTTGTATATGTAAGGGCCTCAGCAGCTATCCGCTCCTTGGGCTTGGTGACATTGACGCAAGCACTCATCGGAGGTGTGTGGGTTTGGAACGCTGCGGAAGTTACCAATGTGGCGAACCTTGGGAAGATGGTAGGAGTTGCTATGACCTCAGCAGCTATTGGCAATTTCCTTTGGGTTTGCATCAGTGGTATTATTCCAGTTAACTGCCAAGCTGCAATCGCAGCAGACGCCGCTTGGGGTGTTGCGGCTGTTGGCCAAGGAGGTGCAATAACTGCTGGCAAGCAGATTTTGAACTCTCGTATTGTCGCGCCTTCGACTACGGCTATAGCTAAGCCAAATTGTTTGGCAAACAACGCTAGTAACCAGCTTACTGTTACAAACACTGAAGGTTGGTTTATTGGGGCCTTTCTGTCAGGAGCTGGTATCCCGGCGGGTTGCACGGTGGTAGAGATCAGTTCCGATGGGCGAACTGTTATCTTGTCTGCGAATACCAATGCCTTCGTCAACGGGGTTGTAACAGCGACTTACAACAACGGTGTGATTTTCTACAATGTCGCGCATCTTAACAGGCCCTTCCAGCAAGGTCAAATTCTCTAACTTTTTGGGGAGAGGGTTTGACCTCTCCCCAAATTCTCTGCCCGAAAGGATTTCTAATGTCTGACCCTAGGCCTCCATATGTAGTCTTTGAAACTAGGGCTGTCGAGGACCGTGATGCTTCGATTGCCGCAGGGCATTTTGTTGCCAAAGACGTTCACTATGCTATTATCACACCTTCCGGGTCCAAGGACCGTCTCGAGAAGGAAGCCTCGGTATGGCTAGTTGATATTGAAGCGGCTGTCCGCGAGGAGCGTTTTCCCTCTGACTGGTTGCGAACTTATAAAAACGTTTACCAAGATTTTCTCGACGGGAAGGAGACCCCCGAGAATGGTATTTCTATTAAGAATTGGCCCTCTGCCAGCCCCGCACAGGTGTCCGCCATCCTTGGGGCAAATATCAGAACTGTCGAGGAGTTGGCCGAGGCTAATGAAAGTGCCTTAAACCATATAGGCATGGGAGCTAGAGCACTAAAAGACCTAGCTATCTCTTATCTCGAAGCCAGCCAAGACGTGGGCAAGGTTTCTCAAGAGCTAAATGCCTTGCGGAAACAGAACGAAGCCTTTACACAGAAAAACGAGTCCCTACAGGCGAAGGTTGCCGAACTCGCCTCCCAGATCGAAGCCCTGTCCAAGGTCCCTGCCTAATGACTTTACTGTCCATCATCCAAGATCACTGCCGCATTCATGCGCTTAATGTGCCCTCTACAGTGGTGAACAGTACAGACACGACAATTCAACAGCTTTTCGGTATTGCAAAGGAGTGTCACGAGGATACAATCGACCAGTCTAAATGGCAGGGAATTACCCGCGAGGCACTTTTCAACACCGCTCCAAGCGAGGATCAAGGAGCGCTTTCCACCCTCGCCCCTTTTGGCTTTATGTGGCTATATCCGAAAACTCTCTACAATCGTACACTAAAGCGGGCTTTGTACGGACCACTAAATGAGCAAGAATGGCAAGCAACCCTTGCGATAACCAATCCCGGACCTTTTTACAAATTCCGTCTTCGCGGAAATCATTTATTACTAACCCCAACTCCGGGGGTTGATCCACATCTTATAGCTTTCGAGTATGCAAGTAGTTTTGCTGTAAACGCTTCTGACGGAACCCCAAAAGCCGCTTTTACCTCGGACTCCGATACGTGGGCTCTTCCGGAAAAAATCCTTCGCAAAGGCATTATGTTTCGGTGGAAGCAGGTAAAGGGACTTCCATACCAAGTTGACGAATTAGCTTACTGGACTTTGGTTAATTCCTACATCGCTAGGGACAAAGTTCCCAGATCGTACAACATGGCAGAAGGTTCGAGCCCAGACCTCAGCCCCGGCATATTCGTCCCTAGTGGCAATTGGCCAAGTTCATGAGAGGGCTCCAAAGTTCCAAACTACGATCCGGGCACAAGCCGCAAGAACTTCCCAGTGAAGCTACAGCGGTTACGGCAACAGTACCGGCTCCGGTCGGTGGCTGGAATGCGCGAGACTCCCTTGCCGCTATGGGACCGCTTGATGCAATTGTTATGGACAATATCTTTCCGGGAACTTCTAGTGTAAGTCTTCGCCCCGGCTGCAGCAACTGGCTTACAGATATTCCGGGAATTGCAAAGACCTTGTTGGTGTATAACGCAACCTCTCTGAATAAACTTTTCATCTCTACAACTACAAATATTTATGAGGCAACTCTGGGCGGAGTCTGTGGAGCGGCTGTGACAGCTTGTACAAACGGAAACTGGGAATTTATAAACCTTATTAACGCAGCGGGGATTGGCTACCTTCTCGCCGTTAATGGTGTGGATAATCTTAAAAATTACGATGGCGCAGCTTGGGTGAATGTGACAGGTGTAAGTGCTTTAGCCATCACCGGAGTTGCTACTACAAAATTCTCTAACATCTCCCTTCACAAACGTCGGGTGTGGTTTGTGGAAAAGAATTCCATGAACCTTTGGTATCTAGCTTCTGATGCTATTGCCGGAGTGGCTACAGTTTTCCCAGTGGGGAGCCTTTTCCGTCAAGGTGGTTCGCTACTGGCTACAGCTTCTTGGACAGTGGATGGCGGGCAGGGTTCTGAGGATTATTTTGTTATAGTAACTTCCGAGGGCGAACTCGCAGTTTACGCCGGGACCGATCCAAATACCGCAGCCAACTGGTCCCTTGTCGGAGTTTATAGCCTCGGCCAGCCCATAGGCAAAAAGTGTCTAATAAAATACGGCGGTGATCTTCTATACCTAAGCACACAAGGTCTATACCCTCTGTCGAAATTGCTGCTCTCGGCAACTTTAGACCGTAATCAGGCAATTTCTTACAAGATCGAGCAAGCTTTCCTAGACGCTGCCTTTAGCTTCAAGGAGAACTCTGGTTGGCAGCCTATTATCTTCCCGAATGCTGATATCGTTCTTGTAAATATTCCAGTAGCCCCAGATACAATCTCTTACCAATATGTAATGAATAATATTACAAAGTCTTGGATGAGAGTGACTGGGTGGAATGCTAGTACTTGGGCGCTTATGGATAACGAGCTTTACTTCTCAGGAGGTGATAAGGTTTCAAAAGCTTGGGCAGGGTTCAGTGACGCCGGGGTTCCGATCACAGGTACGGTTTTCCAAGCCTACAACAATCTGCGAGTAGCTGGGCAGAAGAATGTTTCTTTGGTCCGGCCACATATAGCTTTGGAAGGTAATGTAACTCTTCGCTTGAGCTTTGATGCAGATTATAAAGTTTTCCCCGACTCGAATTTTCTAGACTATGCTCAGCTTAACCTAGCCGGTATCTGGGATACCAGTCTTTGGGACGAGGCTCTTTGGGGCGGTGATCTAGGGGCAATTGAGTCTCGCTGGATCACTGTTCCAAACATTCCCGGCTATCTTTACAGTTTTCGCTTGCAATTAACTACAAGCACAGCTAGGTTTCTATGGACGTCTACGGACATAGCTTTTCGAAGAGCCGGGATATTATGAAGCAAGTAATCACAGGGGCTGATGCTATATTCGGCCCTTGGATTATGGAGCAAACAGACGGTAGTTGGTTTCCGGGAAAGGGTTCAACAATTGGGCTAGTTGGTGAAAGTAAAATCCTTGCCGCAGTTTTGTTCGAAGGCTGCAACGGCGCTAGTGTTATTCTACACTGTGCAGGCTTGGGTAAAAACTGGCTTAATAGAAAATTTCTTTGGTATGTTTTTCATTACCCATTTGAAGAATTGAAAGTACATAAAATAATTTCCCCAGTGGAAAGCTCGAACCTAGATTGTATTCGGTTCATTGAGCACATTGGATTTACCTGCGAGGCGACCCTTGTTGATGCCAGCCCGAGAGGGAATTTACTGATTTATACCATGAGTAAAGATCAGTGCAGATGGTTACAACAAGGGAAAAATTGTGGGAAAACCAAAAGCTCCAGCACCCCCGGATTATGCAGCAGCAGCAGCGGCTCAGGGTGACGCTAATCTAAACAGTGCACTTGCGAGTAATTACCTCGGGCAAGTTAATCAGGTCGGTCCGGAAGGGTCTCTCAACTATTCCTATGACTCCAAAGGGCATACTTTGCCCGATGGCACCTTTGTCCCGAACACAACGGCGACAACTGTTTTAAGCCCCGAACAGCAAAGACTTTACGATCAAAATGTTCAAATCAGTGCTTCGCTGAATGATGTAGCTCAAAGAGGTGTGAACTATGTCGGAGACCAAGCTAGTAAACCGTTTGACCTTTCGCAGCTTCCTAATCGCGGGAGGGTCACCGAAGCTGATCAATTCGAGTCTCAGCGGAAAGCCACGACAGAGGCACTTTTGGCCCGGATGGAGCCCCAGTTCCAACGTGACGATGAGGCTCTTCGTAATCGATTAAGCAATCAAGGCATTTTCTCTGGAAGCGAGGCTTATAAAACTGAGCTAGATCAGCAGGGCAGAAATGTCAACGATATTCGCTTACAAGCAAGTTTGGCAGGCGGGCAAGAAGCCAACACGTTGTTTAATCAAGGTTTGGCGGGAGCTTCCTTCAACAACCAAGCACGGGCTCAGTCCTTGCAAGAGCAAGATTATCTGCGAAGCCAGCCACTGAACCTTTTGAACGCACTCCGGACAGGTAATCAAGTGTCAATGCCACAGTTTGCGAACCTTTCGACTGGTGCAAATGTGGCAGCGGCTCCGGTGTATCAAGCGGTTAATGATGAGTATCAGGCTAAGATGGATGCTTACAAGTCCAAGCAATCTACGTTTGGTGCTTTGCTCGGCGGTCTTGGAACACTTGGGGGGGCTGCTCTTAAAGGATCAGACCGACGTCTGAAGACTAATATCAAACGCTTGGGGACCTCGATCAGCGGACTTGGGATTTACACTTTCAATTATCTAAACGGCTTGGCAAGCCTTGGGTTTATGGCGGATGAGGTTCTTGAAAAGTTTCCTGAAAAGGTTTCTTGGAAAGATGGTTACCTGCAAGTTGAATACAGGGGGTTATTTTAATGGCTCAAGGAACTCCCATATTTCAAAAACAAAGTTCTAAACCTTACATTCCAACAGGTTATGAGGGTCTGGCAGAAAAGTCTCGCCAAAAAAGGGCTCTGGCGGAAGCCTTAATGAAGGCTGGCTTAGCAGGTCCGGGAGATCAAGCAAGGTCCTATACACAACTTCTTGGGTCTTTGGCACAAGCTTGGGCGGGTAAACGATTGCTAAGCGATGCGGATAAGGCTGACGAGCAGATCAGGCAGCAACAGCTTCAAGCAGCGGCAGTGGCCAATCAACAGATCGAAGCCGATGCCTCTTCGGGAATGCCTTATAGAGAGCTGGCCATTAAGCACGGCGGAAATCCTTTGCTCCAAGATCGCTTAAAGGCCTTTGACCATGGGGTTGAGAGGGTCGGGGATAAGTTCATTGATCCAAGAGCAATTAGGGCTGGAAGTTATGTAGAGCCGAGTCTAGGCGACGATCTTATCCGCAACTCCGACGGTACTGTTAGCGTCAACAAGGCAAAAGCAGCAGCTAAAGTTGCCCAACTTGGATTACCAATTAATGACTCTGTTACCGGGAGGCCCTCGCTTGGAGTTTACAACGATCCTACAAAGCCAACGCCTCCAAACCCATTAACCAGTGCTCCGGGATTTGCAAGACTCAGCCCAGAAGATCAAGGATTTGCGCGGGAACATTTCCCCAGAGAAGACCCTAGTTCGCAGCAAAGAATTGTCGAGGCGCTTTCTCAGCATATTCCCCAAGGAAGTCCTCTAGGTGGTCCGGGGCTTCCCGGCGGGCCTTCACCAGAACAGTTAAAGCTTCAACCAAGGTTTCCCGCAACCGCACAGGAAAGAACTTTATCAGACGGTACGAAGGCGTATTTAGTTAACGGTAAGTGGTATGATAACCCGGAGGGCCAATAATGCCTGAGATTACTGATCGAAGGAAACTAGCTGAGCTTGAGGCCCAGCAATCTGCTCCTATTGTAGATCAAGGAATGCCATACAACCCCTTGGCTGTTCGCGGTAAAGAAGTCGATAATCGTCGAGCAGAGATCGGGGCCAATAACGACATCTTGACGGGAAAGGTTCGGGCTAATGACATTGAGCAGCTTCCTGTTATAAATGCTTTGGCGCAGGCTAAGCTGGAAAAAGACCTACGCGACAACCGAATGGCGGAGGCTTTGGGAGGACTTCCGGCTACTGAGTTTCAAGGTAAAAACAGAATTCTGGCCGACTCTGGGGCGAGGAGCCTGAAGACGCTTGAAGACCTAGACATGGCTCCGAGAAACCTTTTCCAAGCTTACGCTGAAAAGTTCGCACCTTGGTTGACTAATGCTCTTCCGGAATTTATCTCAGGGAATACCGAAGAACGTCGTTTGAATGATAGTGCTACTCTTGGTATTGTGGATGCTATTGCACGCGCAAGGTCTGGTTCGGCGGTCAAAGATGAGGACAAATTAGGGGCAACTTCCGAGTACCAAAGATACTATCAGATGTACTTGCCAAGGCCCGGCGATACGCAAGAAACTACTCGAAACCTTCGAAAGGAAGGTCGCAGTGCGGTTGAGGACTTAGCCCAAGAAGGTGGTTATCAACTTACGCCTCGGATTGGTAATGATTATGAAAAGCTTCAACTAGCCGATCCCACAGGACGTATGGAGACTCTTCCAATTAATCCACAGTATCAGGTTAAATATAATGCTTGGTTGAAGTCCCACCCAAGGGGTACTATTAAAGCCCAAGACTATATAAAAATGCGCCAAGAACTTGATAGTGAATTTGGGTATAATTCCGGTCCGGCTGATTATTATTTGAAGGAAGCTAACGATCTTAACGATCTTAGTTTGAACTATAATCACACAGTTCCGGGGCCTAAAAGAGCCCCCATGTCAGAGCTAAAGCAATCTAGGAATAAGGCTGCGCAAGAGCCTGTAGGAACAGCCGCAACGGCTTATGCTAATAGTGCGACTTTAGGACTCCCAGCTTTGCTTGCTGGTCAAGAGGGCCGAGACAAAATGTCTTTGCAGCGGGAAGGCTGGCCTGAAGCAGCCTTGGCTGGCGATATTCTTGGAAGTGTTGCGGGTTCTGCGGCTCTTGGTGGAGCCGGACGGCTGGCCGCCGAAGCTGTCCTAGGGGCGAAATTAGCTCCGCGAGCTGGGGCCTTTGCTCGGTGGCCGGGGGCTATTGAAGCTGGCGGGACCCGTGGGCAAGTTGCGAGAGAAGTCCTCCAAGATGGCACCTACGGAACTATAATGGGCTTTAACAATGCTGATGAAGGGCAGGGTTCAGAAGGAGCCCTAGCCGGAGGTGGTTTTGGGCTATTAGGGTCTGGCTTGGGGCAGGTTGTTGGAAGAGGTTTGAAGCCCTTGCAGTCTGCAAAAAGCCAAGAAGCTTTGAACCTCCTAGCTGATACCGATACTACTGTTATGCAGAGTCTTGGAAAAACAGCCGCCCGCTCTGAGGACACTATAGGGTCCCTGCCTATTGTAAGAACAGCTCGGGCAAAAGCTGAAGCTTCTTGGAACCAGTCTAATCTTAAAAAAGCTGTAGAGACTGCGGTAAGAGCCGATGGAACTCCTTTGAAGTTTCCTAAAGATATCCCCGCAGGAACAGCCTCAAATGCAGAAGCTCAAAAGTTACTTAGCCAGAACTATGACGAGATATTGCCAAATATCTTTGGCACTAGTGATCCTGTTTACCATAAAGGTGTTGATGAAGTTTTAGCACCTTTGTTTCGAGACGGGCGGACGCAGACTGTTACCAAAAATGGTCTGAAAATGGGGAAATTAAGAAGCGAAGGACTTCGTAGTAAGGTAGAGGACCTTCGGCATACCGCAGAGGGCGGTTTTATGGACGCTGATGGAAACTTCAAAGGCGAAGCCTTTAAGAAAACTTCGGTAGAACTCAGAAACCTTGCGGAAAAGTACAGCAGATCACTTGATGAGGAAGTCAGACCACTGGGGCAAATTGCCCGAGAACTGCGCGATAATCTTCACGAACTTGCTGTTCGAGTTAACCCAAAGCTGGCGAAAGCTTTAAGCTCAACTGACAAAGCCTGGTCCAAGTGGGTCCCTATCCGTGAGGCTTCAAGGGCTGCGAAAGATTTTGACGGTATCTACGGGACTACGCAATTATTGCAGGCCATTGGCAAGAACACTAAATCAAAATCGGCTATTGCCACTGGCAGGGCTCCGGGGCAGAAAGAGGCTAGCGCCGCTGCTCTTATACTCGGGGGGAAAGTTCCACGAAAGTCTAGTTTTTGGCAAACCTTTGGAGCTGGCGCTGGGTTGACCCTTGGTGGACCTGCTGTACTTCCCGTCGCTACGGCCCTTTACGCCCCCGGTGTCAAGAAAGTTACGAAGAAAGTTCTTGTAGGAGATCGCGGTAAGGCGGGGAAAGTCTCGGCAAAGTTCCTATCGCAGGCTGTGCGCGCGACCGCTTCACAAGGCGCAAAAGACGCTCTAAACAGAGAGGAAGATAAATAATGTCTCTTGATGGTTCTGGGAATTATGTTCCACCAAGTCCTCCAGCTTTTCCGGCTGTTTTGGGGACTACAATCTCTTCGGTTCATTTTAATGCTATTATTCTTGATATAGCAGCAGCGCTTTCGAAGGCTGTTTACCGTGACGGCCAAGCGGTTATGCTTGCTGATCTTGATATGGGCGGACATAGCTTAATCAATGTGGGAGGGACTGGACTAGCTCCGACAACGATACAGACCTTGACAGCTCTCGCAACCTATGCGCCAGCGGTGGGGGAGACTGCTCTTTATGTCAACCGCTTTTCCGCCGCCTCCCAATATGCTAGAGCCCTCTATGTTCTTGTCGCAGCCAATCCGGGCCATGGACTTTCCGCCCAAGCTTCTGACGGCTCTTGGTGGGAAATTGGAGAGTCTGAAATAACTCCCGAGATGGCTGGGCATATTGCAGGAACTAATGTAAAGGTGGCTGCGCAACTTGCCAATGCGGTAGGTAGGACAGTTATGTTTCAAGCTCGCGAGTATCTAACAAAGGACACAAGGATTACAAAAGGTGGAAAGATCACTGGTAAGCCCGGACACGTAATCCGCCCGTTTGATAATGATACTGCGGCAACTTCTACAAATTATGGATTTGCGATCCTCACAAATGATATAACAATTGAAGGGTTAAATTGTCAAGGTCAAGCTGCTGTAGTTGATACTATTACTAACGGTTTGGGGTTCTTGCCTCCGCTTTATTTGTGGATCGGAGTTGTCCGGCAGACAGAGGAAGGTGGTATTTTACGTCGCCGGAACATTACTATCCATAATAATACCCTTTTCGGAGCGCAACATGGTATTATTGCGACAAGTATTGAGGGTAGTAAAATAACCAATAACAGACTTTCTTGGAACCATTATTGGGGAATAGTGCTTTCAGGGAATTGTTATGATGTCTTAGTTGACGGTAACATTGGGGCTTACATCGGAGAGAACGAAGTATTCCGGTACGGTGCGACTTTAGGCCTCGGCGACATCATGGAAAAAGTTGTCGTTACAAATAATCATGCCGAGCATTGTGGCTGGTTGTTGCCAATACCCGGAAACCGCCAAAATAGTTATGACTTATTTTGCTATAATCATAGAAATTGTGTGTTCTCTAATAACACAAGTGTAAACTCAACTGGCGGGTGTCTTGAGATTAAGACTTCTTTGATCAATACTATGGGAAGTCAGCGTTATGAGAAGTTGAGAGTTACTGGTAATCATTCATTGCAGTATTATGGGGTTAATTCTCATTATTCTTTCCGGCACGACTCGAGTGGGGTTCCCAACAATAACTCGGAGAAGCGTGCAACAGGTTTGATATTTGAAGGAAATACGGCGGAAAATGATCTGTATAGTGAATACTTTGTAACACTAGCTAATGCATTCTCTGTAACTATTGATTCAAAAACAGTAGTAGTTACTCATGCAGGCCACAAAGGGCAAAATGGAGATTTCATAATGCCGCGAGGCTTAACCCTTCCAATTGGGGGTATTCCAGCGCATGAACTTATGCGGCATTCTCAGATCACAAAGATTGATGCAGATAGATATAGTTACCAAGTGGCGACAGCGGCGACTGTTACGGTTACTGGAGGCAGTGCTGGGGGTATAATCTACGAGCACTTTCGTAATCCTGTTCTTGCCCCAAACAGCTTAACCACTTCCAGTAATCAAGTTTTGCGTATTAATATCCCCGGTCACGGAGCCTCCACATCTGATGATATAGACTTATCCGGGGTTGAGGCTTTTGCTGGGTTACCTGCTGCCGCTTTTAATCGCCGTTTTGATATCCGTACAATTGTTGATGCGAATACTATAGAGATGCATTTAAGCGTGCTTGCCACAGCAACGGTGGCTGGGGGTGGTGGTGTTAACGTAGCTTATCGCATACATAAAGATGGGCAATCATCTTCTGGTGTTTGGTTACAAGCCTATGATGAAGCTGTTCTAAAGGCCAATACATTTATTAATATAGATACAGTGTTTTTGCTCGAGGGAAATAGCGACGGAGTTAATCCAGAAGAACCCTTGGTGAATACTACAATCACAGGAAACACAGCAACCGGAGGGCGGTACTTCGCAGTCTTTAATCGCGGGTATGTGGATAATTGTAAATTACTGGATAATGAATTTGACGGTTATGGTTCCTTTGCCACTTATGGGAGTAATTTAATCGCTGCGCGTGAAGGCGTTTGGACGCGGAATGAGTCACGAGTTCGTAATGGTATGACAGCCTTGGTTGGGACCTTTTGGTATGGTCGATCTCTTAACAATGTTATAATCCGGAAAAATGCACACGAAGGTGACGGGTACTCTATATACGACTTACCAAATTCTGGTGTTGGTGAGGTTACCGCAGGCGTAAAGCTATTAGATAATGATTTCAAGGTCATTGACCCGAAGTCTGGTGGTTTGGTAATTCCTGCTCTTCAGATTTTCAGGCTTGACGGTGGGGGGAGTTGGCAAATCCAGCAAAATAGAGTTATCCCAGCTCCAACACTTGCAAGTACTATTGTTACAGTAGGTGGGGCAACTCTGCTTTCCTACAAAAATGATCGAGGAGGTAGTGTGGCAATTCCGACATTTGCCGGATCACTGGGAGATGTAGTCTCGACAATGCCGCCAACTGTCGGAGCCTCTGATTGGGACTGCACAACGGCGGGTGGAGTTGGCGTAGCGGTATGGACACCAAGGAGCTAGATTATGGATGAAGCTGATTTTGAAATAGAGGAAATCATTCGCGGCGATCAGCAAGCCTTTTGGCGCGCTCGAGCTTCTTTCGACGATGGGGTGGCAGAGCGGCGAATGGTTGAGGAGAAAAACTTCCAGAAGACGAAAGCGGCTCAGAAGAAGGGTTTGTGAAATGAAAAAGGACTTTTGTTTTCTGGCCAAAAAATGGTGGTTATTTGCCTTGACGGTAATAGTTTTTGCGTGGCAGGCGCGGTTGTCATGACAGTTGAGACGGAATTGGTAAGGGGGCGTATGGAAAAGCGAATTGGGATAACCGTTCAGGCTGTGGTGCTGGCGTTGATTTTGTGGATTGGTGCGACGGTGCAAACCATGTCGATTGAGGTGGCGGTGATCAAGCAAAAACTGACAGACGACCCGGTTAACGTCGTGCAACAGGCGTCAATTGACGTATTAGATGGACGTGTTGACAGGCTGGAAGGTGCCACACCATGACGGTAGTGCGTCTATGCGGGGCACTGCGGCGGCGCAATGGCCGGGTAGCGGTCGATCTGGGCTCAACGCGCGTCACGATTGACCGAACTCATGTGGTGAAGCTTGAGCCCCGGCAGGCGCAAATTTTATACGCCCTTCTCCCCGGCGAGCCCGTGTTAGCCGTAGACATGGCAAAGCAGGTATTCGGCGATGCAGCGCTCTGGGGCCCGGTTCGGTCGTATGTATGGTACCTCGCCCGCGCGCTTAAGCCTTACGGCGTTACGATTAACCAGAAAGATGATTTCTACACACTGGAAGGAAACAGAAATGCGATATAAGCCTTTTACAACATCGACAGGCGAGTCGGTAAGCCCATCCTCGTTTATCGACGCACGAGGGTGGCTGGCCCTGCAACTTATAGACAAGATGACGCCGACCACGCTTAAATCTGGCAACACCGCTGTGATTATTGCGCGCGCCTGCGATCTTTCTGCCGCCATGTTTGCGGAACTGGAGGCGCGCGGATGGGTGCATGAAGCCAAAAATCCGTTTGAAACATCGGCGGGAGGTTTGGGGTGAAAACTTCCAAAACTTATGAGCTGATCGCTCTGACAACTCTTGGTGCGTTGTCCTTCGTTGGGATTATCTTGGTGCTGCTCATTGCACGTACTTCTGTAGACAAGGACGGTCAAGTCCTTGGTGCAGCAATTGCAGCTTTTTCCGCCTCTGGGACAATAATTTTTCAAGCAATCAGAAACCTTGGGCAGTCCGTTGCGATGGAGAGCTTGGTTGATCACTTGTCCAAATCAGCCCCTGTTACTACGCAAGAAATCGTGCCTGAAGAGGAAAGTGTTGCAAAGTAGTTTTCCAAAATTGCCAAAAGTAATCCACATGGGAATTTTATTTCACATTCCCATTTAATTAACAGAAAGGAGGTCTCTAATGGAAATGGGTTTTATAGCAGATAAGTCTATAGCTTATGAACAACTGCCTTGCACCGCTGTGGCAGCACTGACGGTAGCAAATCTTACAGGATGTACTAAGGTTGTGATTACACCTGAACTACAAGCTGTGCGTTGGCGGGATGATGGAGTTGATCCGACCGCAGCAATAGGAATGCCTTTGGCGGTCGGATCAACTTTGGAATACACAGCGGCGCAGTTGCTTCGCTTAAGGTTTATTTCTCAAGTAGCCGGCGGGTTGCTTAATATTACCTACTACAGCCAGACTTAAAGTGCATCCGCCTGGGAGCTTTGTGGCAATACAGCTCCTGGGCGGAGCATCATCTGAGAGCCCTCGGCTTTCATGATTAAATAACCAGCTTTTACAGCTCCCATGATTATTCCCTCGAAGTCTTGCAACTTCGGGAATTGGGTGTAGACAAATCTATGGGCCTCTTCGAACTTGCACCCGCCGCGCTTATGCACATACCAGATTAAGCGCTCGATATAAAGCGAGTCCTCGGTCTTTCCAATTTTCGAAAAGACAAACTGCATATCAGGCTCAAGATCAGAGACCATTTGGGCGGCAATGGAAAGATATTCTGGGGTGATTATCAGTCTATCGCTTTCCGCCGCGGCTAGTATCATTGCCAGTTTGTGGATATGAGTTTGCTTCCGCGCGAGATATCCGCCGAAGCGGTCATCGTCGAGTTCGAGGTTTTTAGCCAGATAGTGCTTTTTATACCAAGCCTCACCCCAGACATAAGCCTCTGGGGTTAAGATATATTCCCCAGACATGTTAGAAATTTCCCCAAGATCTTCGACTAGCTTTTGAGCCGTAAAGGCCAAATCCGCCGGGACATGCATTCCGGGGTAAGCTACATATTTAGCTTTCTTCTCTGCGTAGACAAAAACACAGCGAGAGGTAAAGCCCCCGCCTATCATATATTCTGGAAAATTTCCAGCGATCCATGAAGGTGTTGTGCAGGCAATGAGATTAATCCACGGATTTACAACTATGTCTGTCCCAGAGCCTTTAGTCCTTTTTTCAAATGATCCTTGTTTTCCGTCCCAGAGGGAGACTAGAAGGTCCACCATTTCCTTGTCTTGTGGATTGAGCAGGTTTCCGAACTCCGAAGACTCTATTGTAATCGCTGACATTTCGTGATAATTGCCTTGGTATTGAAAAGTCATGGTGGACTCTGCGAAGGAGGTTACCAAAGCCTGCCATGTGACAACATCAGGTCCGAACTTTATGTCAGGAACCTTTTTCAAAAGCTGCATTCCAATCCCGGCGGTGGTGGACTTGGAAACAATACCGGGCGGAGCTACGAGGATTATGTAAAAATTCGGATGCCAGCGGAAATAAGCCATGTCCAACCAGACACGACGGCGGAGGGCTCCTGCAAGTACTGAAACTCCAGTCCAGAAGTGCATATGACGGGGAGCTTCAGAGTGAGAGGAGTAGTCAAGGTAAGCGGTTAGCCAGTTGGCAAAATGGCGGGACATAGTAGCTCCTCAAGTTCCCCGACTATAACATCAGCCTTGGCGGGACTAGACTTCTTTAGATAAAAGTCTATTCTTTGGTTGTTCTCTATAATGACATTCAGAGCTTTTATACATCCACCGACTTTACCTGATCTTCGAGCTTCCTGCCCGGTGATTGTGTAGTAATATTTATTCATCGGCAATTCCCCCAAGATTTAGTCGATGTTTTAATCCCAACCGGGACGATTAAAGGTATTGGATAAGGTAAGGTAATAGCACAGTCCTCACGTATGTTTTTGAGTGCTCTATCACGGTTACTGATTGGAAATTGCCCGGCGAGCGAGTCGTGAACCTGAAGTAACACTTCTGTGGAGTCTTTTCGATTGTGTATATTTCTATAACCTCGATTGATGATACAGGCCACTGTAGATTGAGGGATTGCAGCAATGGCTTCGTTAAAGACTGTCCCCTCGATACGAGTGAAAAAGTACATGCGGTATCCGAAGATATTTTGTACAAATCTCTGAGAAAGGAGTCTAGAACAAACCTGCTCTTGCCAGTCCTTGATCTCGGGAAACTTTGAATAATACCACTTTTGGATTCGTTCGACCTCGACTGTAAGAAGGCCAATTCTTGCAGATACCCCGGAAGCAGTTCCCAAGTAGTTTGTGGCATGGCAGAGGGCTTTGAAGTGTGGGTACGACGAATGTTCTTTGGTAATGGTGGGATCATTGTAGTATTCCTTAGCTACTTCTACATACGGCTTCAAGCCTTCGGAAAGCATCTGCCGCATCTCCGCGCAATTGCTTTCTTCCACTACTATTCGAAGGTCTGCGGAGTCAAGATCAATATCAAAGAACTCCATTTCTTGGTCTGTAAGAAACAGTTCTCGGATATTGGGAAAATTCTCATCACCGGAAGGGATATTTTGCAGGTTCATCCCTGATCCGAAGGCATTTTCTGAGGACGAAAACCTATAGGTCGAAGTTCCGGCAATATTAAACGAACAGCGCATTCTTTGGTCTGTGTCGAGCGGAGCTTCAAGGAAAGTGGACACAAAGACACCAAGTGTGCGTAACTCTGCGATGACCTTAAGCAATGGGAGCAGAAGAGGCTCGCGGGTTCCGATTGTTGTGAGAGCAGTGTCGTCGCAAGTAACATTGCCTGTTTTTCTGGATTTGATAGCTCTTTGGGCAAGTTCTCGATAGAAAAAGTCGCACATTTGTTTTGGAGATTTGATGTTAAGCGGGTGGCCGACAACCTCAACCAAGTATTTCTCGCGATCATTGATTGCTTCAGTGAGGCTTTTTGCGAGCCGTGTTTTGCTCTCGTCATCGACATTGAGCCCTCTTATCATAGTGCTGAGAACAGGATAAAATAAGGATTGCTGGAAATCATGAACGGCGGGTAGTTCTGGCCAAGTTGCTGTAAACGAGGAGATGGCCGCTTGCTGACTCTCGTCAACTTCGAAAGTTATCACACAGTCTTTACAGTTATAAATCCAGAGTTGCTCTTCGCCGACTTTTGGGTCCCAGTTCTTGCTTTCGTCCTTCCAGTAAAGATGATGATCTGTCCACATGGAGGAAAGAAAGTCCAGACCCTTTGGCATGGAGTTGAAAAGACAGTGTTGAGCGATCATAGTATCGCGCTTGAAGTTGGGGATGAAGTGAAACCATCGGTGGAAATACTGAGCATCGTAGAGGAAGTTCTGTCCAATGACTTCAGCATTTGGGTGGGTGAGGAGCTTGTAAAGCATGTGTACGATATAGGCTTCCTCAGCCTCGAGCCAGTAGTTTACATGAGAGCCCTCGCCGACCCTTAAATGCGGGATACAGATAGCGTCTAAAGCTGACCACCCGATGCCTGTACAGGCTATGTGTCCTCCGCGAGTTTCGATATCTACTGAGAGTTTGGTAGGAGCCTTTTCACAGCGGTTAAGCAGGTCTCGAAGGATATTTACAACTTTTGGAAAATTTGGGCGGATGAAGAAATTATAGGCCGGAGGTGTGGGTAGGATTTCCGCCGCAGCAACCGACATAATCTTACGAAGGTCGTTGACTGTAGTAGCTCGGTCTTTCCAAACAGCTAAGATATAGGAAGGAGCATAGATGGGCATGACGTAGCAGAAATGACCTTGCGGGGAAACGTAAGGAATATGACTAGCTCGCCAAGATTTAACTCCCCACTTTCCCGTCAGGGCAAAAAGCGCAGCGTTATTGGTGACAACAATGACACGAGGCTTGACTAGTTCAATTTCCTTTTCAAGAAGTGAAAGCCCTTGAAAAATCGGCGGCAAAGCCATTTTATTAAACAATGGTCGGTGTTGAGCGGAGACTTCTCGTCTAGACCTTGCGAATAAGAGTTCAGCATTTCCGAACGGAGTAAGGTCTCGAAGCAGTCCTGTGACAAAGCATTGATATCGTGAGGTGCCGACTTCCGCCAGCATTTTATTAAGCTCCCTTCCGGCGGAGCCTGAAAAAAACTCATTATTTCGAATTTCTTCATAGGAGGGAGCATCTTGCACAATCATAACACGAGCAGTCGAGCTGCCGGATGGGAGAAGCATTTTGGAAACTTTCTAATCTAGGGAAAATACTTCTTGGAAAGGCTATTGCCGACAAAGGAAGAGATGGTTTCCTCGCGGGAAACTAGAGGATGCTGTGACCAAGTTCCGTAATCTGGATGATCACCGATTACAACTACAGGTTTGTTTAAGGCAAGGGCCATGCCAGCTTCCACAAGCGCTCCTCGTAGCTTTTCACCAGCTTGTGCGTAGACTACAAGCACATCGCAGGCTTGTATGTCTGCTAAATCCTCTTGCCAGAATTTTTTAGATTGATCTTCTTGTATAAAGGGTATTAGAAAGGGCCAACGACTTACCAAATGAATGCTAGGTGTTAGGGAGTAAAAATTTCTCCACTGTTCAGCGTGGGCAATCTTAGAAGCTATATAAACTTTTAACATAAAAACTCCTATAAAAATTCTGGTTGATCGTCGAGAGCATTTAAGCGCTGAACCGCAATTCCAAAATATTCAGAAGATTGCTCTAGGCCAGTGGCTCGGCACTTTAGTTGATGCGCTGCTGGAAAAATTGTCCCCGTTCCTGCGAATGCATCAAGAACAGCATCACCCGGTTTTATAGACCTTCGTAAAAGGTCTACATACAACTCAATAGGTTTTTGCGCGCCGTGGGTGAGGTTTTCCTCGAGAACAGTAGAGATCACGTCGGAATAAATTGCCGTGACTGTCTTTTTCCCCTTGATGGCGTAGAGAATAAGTTCATACTGGCGTTTTGGGCCGTGCTCTGGAAGTGGTATTCTCCCAGACCTCGGTTTGTAGTTAACAAGAGGTGTTCGAAAAACATACCAACCGGCCTTTTCCATCTGGAGTTTCAGAAAATGAAAGCGGTCGAGGTCACAAAAGATGTAGGCATGAGCTTGTGGCTTGGTGACGCGAAATAAAAGTGGACATAGAGTTTCTACCATGGTTATCCAAGAGTCTTTACTGTCATCATAATGGTGCTCGGCGTTTTGAAGCAACCCAGCTCCGTCCCCGAAGTTTTGCGCTTCCATCCCATAAGGTGGATCAGTACAGATTACGTCAAAGGTGTGGTCCGGGCAGGTAGCTAACCATTCAAGGCAATCTGTATGGATGAGACTGTGAATTGAGGAGTTGAAATTTTTGCCAACCTTTTCTGCCAGTGCGATGTTGGTTTTCTGATCCTCTTGACGCTTCAAAGTTTTGAAAGCTTCTTTAATCGATTTAGCTTTCATTACCTCGGGATTTTCAAGATGTTTTGCGAGGATGATAGCTTTTCGAATGTCTTCGGATTGGGAGATTTGAAGTCCCTTAGCTCCGCTCTCCGGTAACTCTTCCATAGTGGCTTTGATGGAATGTGTTTGGCCAAGGGCCTCAGCTTGTCGTAATCTTAAAGAATGCAATCGAGCGATTGCGGCTGCTTGTTCTTGCCAGCTAAGGTCTTTACGTTTAAGGTTTTCATCAAGTTCAGCTTCCTCGGCATCCATTGGAGATAGGTCCCCTAGGGTGACATAGGGGACGTGGTAGGGGGGGTATACAGCGCCGTTATGGCGCACTGGCTGATCTAGCATCCACAGCTGTCCCATCGCGCGCATACGGCGTTCACCGGCCACCAGAATAGGTCCTGTCGGGCCATCCCGCATGACAGGCGGATGCAACAGCCCTACCGTAGCGATGCTGTTCGCTAAATCCGTGATAGCTTCGGGATCAAACTCTTGCCTCTGGCGGTCTGGAGAGACCGAGATCAGGTCATAGTGAAGTGAATTAATCATTAGCAGGACTTTCCGCCGGGCTTAGCCCGCTCAGTTAGTTTATGGTCAAGACGAAGATCGTTGTAGAGAAGTTTGGCGACAAAAGCCTCTCCAAGGTTGTACCTCTCTTCTGGATGCCTACTTTGCATATAACCAGCTAGTTCAAAGCATCTGACAAGAGTATCAGCCAGCTCGACTATAAGCATTGGAAACTCTGGTAAATGAGTATCTCGGATACCTTTTCTTTGACCTTCAGCAGCCTCGGCAACTTCGGTAACAATTAGCATAAGCATTACCATTGGGTCTCGGTCGATTTTCCGCCCGGTCTTAGGGTCTTTGAACCAGCCGGCTTTGACATTGGATTGGTAGATGGAAGAAGAGAGGGCGGTCAAGGCGAATTTTGCCAGTTCAAGTTGAGAAGGGTCGATCATAGGGAATATCCTTTAAGCGAGGTAGTTAAGTCTGCTAAAAGTATTTTCAAGCTCGGTAAGCTTTTGCGAGAGCTGGTCGCTATAAAAGCCCCATTTAGTGTAATAGTCTTGAGATGAAAAACTTTCATCTAGGTCAGTAGGGGCCTCTGGCAGGGGTTCTCCATATATCTTATCAACTAGAGAACGAAGCTTTGATGCAACAAAATCAACCCGTGTAATACTATTTTGGATATCTTGCATCATTATCTCAAAATGCGAAGCTTGAACATTCTCAGAGGAGGAGGTAACGATCATAAAAAGTTCCTTTCAAAAAGTCGAGGGCTGTTGGCAGTACCTAACAGCCCTCGGAGGTTCACCTAGCGCGGTTTAGCTAGGCTTGGCGAGACTTTTAATTTCGGCAAAAATGTCCTGCCCGACAATTCGGTGCTTAACATTACACAAGGCCAAACGTCCTGGGATCATATTGAAGTTAAAGGGTTCCCCTGGAACATTCAATTCCAGTGCTTCACGAATACGTCCAAGGCCTACATTCTTACCTTTGGACGTGTCAAGTTCTCCTGTTTCTGTCAGATCAAGCATTTGATCCTGAGTAACACGAAGAGTTGGGCGACCAGTGACTTCCTTTGCCGCTGCGTCTTGAATATCCCAAGTAATGACTAACTTCAGACCGGAAGAACTTCCGTCCTTAGCTGCCCAAGTTTTTACGTCAATTTTTTCTGCAAGCCCGAGTACTTCGCCCTCCGGGCAGGGGATTACAGTTGTGTCAAGGGATTCTGTAGTTGTTGCATTTAAGAAGGTTTGTGGATCAAAAGTCATAATAGTTACTTTCTAAGGTTGGTTGAAGGCCTTGTCAGAGATAACAAGTCGGCCGTGGGCTTGCTATGGGGTCTGGGTTGGTTCGACCTTATTTCGCGAATACCATTTATCAATGATTGTGCGGAAGTCTGGGGAATTGTCTGAGGCTATCGGAAGATTACGGGTTTTAACATCAGCCATGGCCGAGGCAGTGTCCCAGAACCACTTACCGCCGTTGCGGGTTGCGAGGATAACATCAGAGAACATTGAGGGAAACTTTGGGGCGATGGCTTTTCCCAAGGTAGAAACCATTAACTTCACGCCACCAAGAACCATGTCAGTTTCGCGCTCAACATGAGCGAGAATAAAGTGACAATTGCAGGAGTTGGTTAGTTGGTTTACAAGCTTTACCAGTTGGTCTTGCGCAATGCCCCAGTCACTTTGGTTACGAACAGCCTTTCCGCCTATGACAAGGGCCATTGCGCAGTTAGCCAAGCCAGTAGCCCCATCGATGACCAAAGCTCTTGAAGCGTCCCAGTCTGTTACGTCTCCGAAAAGTTCACCAGTTCGGTCATCGGGGAAGTTGTTGAGGGCCTGTAATAGGGAGACAAATTGATTATGTTTGGACTTATCGGGATCAACCATTTTTGCCAAAGAGTCAAGGTTCAGAGTATTGATCTTTTTAGCATTTTCTATTAGTTCTTTAAACCCGGCTTTCGGCCCGGCGAGTTTATGCCAGCGAAGGTTTTCAGGGATGGGTAAGTTCCGATCTGCCCAATAGCCTAAAAGGGACTCCATACCGGACTCCAAAGCAAGGTAAAATACTTCTATTCCTGAGTCCACAAGAGTTCCTAATGCATGAGTTTTACCCGTCCCCGCTGGGCCCATTAGGAGAACATTCACTCCCGGAAGTTGGTAAGGTGGCGGATATTTTGTTGGAAGCATAATAGTAATCCAGTTCTGATAAGAGTTGGCGGAGAATTGCGTCTTTTGGTGGAGATTTATGAAAATCAAAAAAGGGCTGGCCTCCGGGATATGTGTAGATTATACCACCTTTTTCCGGTGAGCAGTTCGAGCACAGACCAGCCCAAGAACCGTAGAGATTCTTTATGCCATTGCGGGTTATTACCAGTTTGCCATAAGAATTTCCACAATTTTCACAAAGGTAAATTCGAGATCGTAGATAGGCGGAGGTTTCGGGAAGGTCTTCGTGGCCAAGGAAATCTTCACCAAGGAAATAAAGAGCAACAACTTCGATCACTCAGCTATACCCATCATTTGCCGAAGTTCGGTTTCATACTGCTCAACAGACTTTTCCTCTCGTGCAAGCGGGTCCCAGACTCTGCGGACGAAATGCGTGTTCAGCCAGTTGTCGGGGTTGGAACTTTTACAAACTTGTAAAAGAGAGCACCCGCCGTATTCCGCGCATGAATGGTCGAGGTTCCAATCCCAATAGCCTGATCTCCAAGCTTGGATCATTCGATCAATGTCACGACAAGTCTGATCGACCCATCTGTCGATTTCGTAAGGACTACGATAGGTAGGCACTTGAAGTGTGTCGTACTTAGTTTTGAGGATTGAAACTCCTCGAACAATGACTCCGGCGGGGTTTAGACCGAACTCGCGAGCGGCCCAACAATAACCGGTGAATTGAGAGCGCATTTCCCATTGCCTTGCCCAAGAAGCTCCAAGCTGACTTGTAGTTTTTTCGTCATAGATGTAAACTCCGCCAGCGAACTCGGCAATCATGTCAGAGCGCCCGGTGTAGAGGATAGGATCGCCGGTTACTGGATGGTTTATGGGAAGAGGTTGCGCGAAGGAAAATTCAATCCCCCGGCGTCCGTCTGGAAAGGTCAAAGGGATTGCTCCATCCTCTCCGAGAGGATATTGTGAGAAGTAGAACTCTAAGGCTCCGGCGGTGCGTTCAAGGGATTTGCCGCTTTCTGGCGGGCACTCGAAGTCGCCGTAACGGAGTATGAGAGCTTTAATCCCAAGGGCAGTGGACTCTTCTGGGGAAAGGTTTTGTTCGAAGAAGGCTCTTCGCGCGGCTTCGATGCCGTCGGCAAAAGCTCCCCCGGCGACTAGGTGTACGGAGTCGGTTCCGGGTTTGTAGTGTTGGAAATAAGTTCGAAAAGCCTTTTGTGGACAGGACCGAAAGGCGGCGAGAGTTGTCGAGTCGATGGCTGGCGGAAACATAAGTTCGGGCATCGGGCTGGTTCCTTTTTAAAGTCTTGAATACTCTATAGATTTTCCAGCTCACTGAATAAGCTAGCAGTATCGATTATAGCCTTTTTAGCTTTGGCAGGCGCCATGGCTAAGCGCTCTCCGCGAAGAAAGGCAATTGCTTTTTTCATGTCCTCCATTGATAGAGTACCGGCTCGTGCTTGTTCGCGCCAAGTGGCGACTTGTTGTTGATGTTCGAGTGAAGGTGGCATTGAATGTTCTCCTGAATGCAATGGGATTATGAATGCAAAATTCCATGGGGTCAACTAATTACGCAAGCCAAAGCTCCTCCCGCTGTCTTGTGCAGGTAACATAAAGGTTTCTAAAGGCCTCCCCACGCTCGCGGTTCAAAAGAATGTCTTCAAGGTCAACAAAGCTTTTTGAATAGGAAGATCCTTGAGAACCATGACCAGTTAAGGCATAAGAGTGACGGATTTCCGCGAATGCTTCTTTTAATCTCCAGAACTCTCCCCACTTATAACGCTTACCGGATTTAGCTTCCGTGGAGAGTTCGTTTAACTTATTATTATGAAGGAAGGTCCCAGCAGGCGTCAAGGCCCGGACAGTTCTAACACTTCCAGTTTCTAAACGAGCTAAGATATTGAAAATCTCAAACTCGGGGTGCTTAGGATGAAGGCCTAGAACGACTTCCAGAACTTCAGCCTCTTCGCCTGTTTGAAGTATTACATTGTCTTCAAGATCCTTGACCTGTGACGTTGCTACAAGCTTGTCTGTGGGGAGCCAAAAGTCGATCTTGGCCGTAGGGCCCCCAAAAAGTTTCTTACGAACGTATGCGTTGTATTGATCAACTTTGATGTTTCGCCAAGTTAGGATTTTAGCCGAGCCTTCCAAGATCAAGTCAAGATTATCGTCAACGGAAGAAAACCACTCTGCGCGGGTGACCTTATAAACAGGGGGATTTGTGATGATTTTGATGGAAGGAAAAGGATGATCAACAATATTGCGAATTGATGTTGCAAGTTCTAGCATCGAGTCCCCGTAGCGAAGGACCTTTGTTAGGGCGTAGGAATTGCTGATCTGCCAAATTGGGGAGGTTTTTTCGCCGACCGGCGGAAGCTGGGCAGGGTCGCCCATAAAGACAAAGGGGATTTTCCAGCGAAGGAAAGCTTCGTCGATGGCGGAAAGTAGAAACCGATTTACCATCGAACCTTCGTCAACAATAATGACTTTGTATTGGGAGAGGTTGAGAGGTTCTTTTGGTTTAACAATTTCTTTGACCTCACCGTTGTTTTGAAGAGAAAGGCCTAGGAGGGAATAAATAGTACGAGCTTCGCAGTTTTGGAGACCTTGGCCATCGAGGTAGTTGCGAAGGACTTTTACAGCTTTGTTTGTCGGGGCGGTGAAGCAGATTTCTGAAGGTTTGAACCCGCCGGTTTTAGCAAGCTCGGTTATGAGGAAGGTTTTTCCTGTTCCGGCGAAGCCTTTGAGGAGGAAATAGGGTTGATCAGAAAGAAACTTGCGATATGGACTAGTGGCTTGGGTGAGGTTGGGTTTGAGGGATGAGGATACAGCTTCGAGAATTGAGTAACCATTTTGTAGCCATGAAAGCATTAAGTCAAGAGCTTCTTGTTGGTCTGGTGTGGCTTGGAATTTTTCGGTCATTGGGAAGGTCCTTTTCAGGTTAGAGGTTGTCTAGACATCGCTCCTACGTATCCATTAAGTCATCAAACCAGTCCCTTTTCAATTGCAAGCCACTCGGGTACAAGAAATTCACATGTCGAGCCGGGGGCGGCTGTGCCCCCATCGTCAACCTCAGATTTCGGTATCCAGACAGCGTTTTTCAACTCACCGTCGGCGCTCACCTGCCAAGCATAATCAGTTTCACGATGTACCTTAAGGCGTAATTCAATTTCATAATCGTTACTCATTTGGTGAGTTTCCACGATCACAGCACCCCGCTCCCGTTGCGACTCGGGAAAGTTAGCAGTCCCCGGCCCAAGAAAATCCGATTTGCTCGTTCCGATACCGATGCACGAATTGCTCAACGCAGCACCCCGCTCCCGTTGCGAATTGCTCAACGCAGCACCCCGCTCCCGTTGCGACTCGCGGTGGGCGGCGTGAGAAACGACAAGCGGGTCGTCATCGCGTTCACCGTCAAGAATGTCGCGCAGAAATTGTCCGGATACCCCGCCCATATCGAAAGCCTTATCAAGGGCGATATGCGCTTCAACAGCCGCTTCCCTGTCACTCTGATTGACCATCACGCACTCCTCTTCGCTTTTCCGTGGCATTTCTCGCGGGGGCCATTGCAACCCCAACACGGGTTTGATCCAGCATGAATCTCGGCCATCACAGCAAGACCACCAAGAAGGCACGTAGTTGGCACGTAGCCTTGCATCTTTGCCATACCAAGCACGTGATCTGATAGGTCGGCAGCGACCCAGTCGAAATAGTGGACAGTCTCATTAACCATCACCCGTCCCTTCGATTGCTTCGACAAACGCCTTCCAAGTCGCGCACCAGCTGCACGGCTTGCCAGCGATGCCCGGATGGTTGCTATCATCCCATGCTCCGGGCTTGATATGGACATGCGCCGGGGCATCCCTGCCCTTTGAAAGCCTGGCGATAACCGCCCTGCCCAATTGCCTGATATCATCCCGCTCCTGCACAAGATCGGCGAGCATGGCGGACGCTGCTTGAACGGCGTTCCACGTTGTCAACGGTTCCT